CATAGAACGTAAGACTAAAACAATACAAGTTAAGACTACAGAATATCCCGCAATGATTTCACCTGTGCAGACACGTAAAGCAGGTACAGGTGGGTATGTATCTTTCGATCCCGAAAGTCCGCAGTCGCAAGCAGAGTTGCGTAAGCAAGCGGGTATCGCTTTGGCAGCTTGGCTTGATCGTTTCCGTGGTTGCGCGGAGCATATCGGTATGGACTTGACACATATCGAAGATACCGTTCGGGTTTTACGTGATGACGCAGCAATCGCAGCAGAGTAACATACCACAAGAACTAGCCCTGTTTCTTAAAGAGATGGGGCTAGTCGAAGAGCGTGAAGAACATGTAGTGAAACACTACAGAGATCACGTTGCATGGACACCAACATATGAGGGTGAGGAACCACCCTTTTAGGGAGAAGCAAATGTTAGAAGAGCAGCTAACAACATTCCAAAAACAGCAACTAAAATGGTTGAAGCAGCAGGTCAATAATTTAAAGTCGTTACGGCATACAAGAGATGCGTATCCGAATTTGGAGCGAGACTTGTTTGCAGCAAGAGAAGAGCTTGACGACTACGTTGCAAAATTAAAAGAGGCATATGAGATAGATGAATAAAGAAGAGTTGATGGGTATGCAGATGCGTGTGCTTGCAAAGTTCGAAAAGATGAAACGACCAGAGCTAAAGAAGCTGTCGTATAATGAACAAGCTGCGATCAACGCTGCAAAAGGTGGACGCCCACAATACGGAGAGACCTACGAGGAATACAAAAAGCGTAAAGGTTTGAAGTAAATCGTGTGGGCGGCTGTGCTTGTGATCGGGTTATAGCGGGTCTGATACAACCAACAAAAACGCTGTGAAGTTTCAGAAAACCGCCCACGACGAAACAATATAAAAACAACAAATGGAGAGCAACCGAAATGGAGTTTTTTACTATACTTTTTATCGAGTATTCGCTGCGCGAAATCGATATAGAAACCTATCTGATTTTGCCAGATTACGAGGCGTGTCAGGTAGCTATCCGTGACAACGAGGATATGTACAAATACTTCTACGCAGACGGTGACGTGGATATGTACTGTATACAGACTGAGAAGATGTCTAGATCAATAAAACCAGTATTACGACCAGTGGGAGGGTAACATGTCAAATAAAGAAGAAAGAGTGTGGCGGTACTTGGTGCAGCATCGCAACGCCGATTACGCTGATGTAGCGGAAGCCTGTGGTGTAGACATTGCGTTTGTTAAGGGTTTGGTAGGCCGTATCGGGTCAGACAACTGGCGCGAGGAGACAACTGCATGGAGCCGTGCCAAAGTCCTAGACACAGCGAAAGAATACGTCACAAAAGATCGTGCCGCAGATCACGGTTCAATGGAAGATAACTTTCAGACTGTCGCAACCTACTGGAACACGCACCTTGGTATCGACTTTATTGAACCGCAGGACGTGGCAGTGATGATGACTATGCTGAAACTTGCGCGGATCAGACAGAACGAAAAGCATCTCGACAACTGGGTAGATGCCTGTGGCTATATGGCGTGTGGCGGCGAGATCGTGGGTAAGTAATGGATATCTATACGCTAGACTTTGAGACTTACTACGCTCAAGACTATTCGTTGTCGAAAATGACGACTGAGGAATATGTACGTGACAGCAGGTTCGAGGTGATCGGGCTTGCTATCAAAAAGAACGACAAGGTTACAAAGTATCTAAGCGATGCAGAGTTAATAAAGCGTCTACTATCACACATAGACTTCTCTGACAGCGCAATCCTATGTCACAACACGATGTTCGACGGTGCTATACTGAGTTGGCACTACGGAGTTAAACCGAAAGCGTGGTTGGATACGATGTGTATGGCACGTGCACTGCACGGTGTCGAAACAAGTGCATCGCTCAAGGCAGTAGCGGAACGCTACGGTGTCGGGGTCAAAGGTACTGAGGTACACAACGCCAAGGGCAAACGCCGCGCAGACTTCACCGACGAGGAGACAGAACGCTACGGCGAGTACGCCAAGAACGATGTCGATCTGTGCTTTGATTTGTTCAGGACAATGGGCAGAGACTTTCCCAAACAAGAGTTGAAGTTGATCGACTTAACACTGCGGATGTTCATTGAGCCTACGTTAGACCTAGACCTTGGACTGTTGGAGCAGCACCTTGAAGATACGCGCGAACGTAAAGACAAGTTGCTACGTGATGCAAATGTTACCGACAAGAAAGACCTGATGAGCAATCAGAAGTTCGCTGACATGCTGAGAGAACTTGGTGTGGAACCACCCATGAAGATCAGCCCGACAACAGGCAAGGAGACATACGCCCTAGCCAAAGCTGACGAAGGGTTCAAGGCATTGCAGGAGCATGACGACGACAGGGTGCAAGCCTTGGTCGCTGCGCGTCTGGGTAACACGTCTACGCTAGAAGAAACACGTACAGAGCGGTTTATAGATATATCTAAACGTGGCTTGCTTCCCGTACCTGTTAGGTACTACGCCGCACACACTGGGCGTTGGGGCGGTGCAGACAAGATTAATCTACAAAACTTACCGAGCCGTGGGCCAAATGCAAAGAAACTCAAGAAGGCTATCGTAGCACCTGAAGGCTACACAGTAGTAGAGGCTGACAGTTCGCAGATCGAAGCACGAGTGTTGGCGTGGTTTGCGGGGCAGAATGATTTGGTTAATCAGTTTGCCAACGGCGAGGATGTGTACGTCAAGATGGCTGCACGTATCTACGGATGCGCCGAAGAGGATGTAACAAAGGATCAGCGGTTCGTTGGTAAGACTACAATTCTTGGTGCAGGATATGGCATGGGGGCTGAGAAGTTCGGTATGCAGCTCAAGACGTTTGGGTATGAAGTATCACCCGACGAAGCCAGGAGGATCATAAACATCTACCGCGATGCGAACTACGCTATCAGTAAAGTATGGCGGGATGCGCACCACTGTATTCAACAACTAGCAAGCAGTCGTGAGGCCTTGTTTGGTCGCAAGGGTATCATCGGTGTCGATGCGGTCAAATCGGCGTTGGTCATGCCAAGCGGGTTACGGATTTTGTACGATGGGCTACACGCAGAGCAAGGTGAGCGTGGCTTAGAATATAGCTACAAAACTCGTCGTGGTCGTACACGTATATACGGCGGCAAGGTTATAGAAAACGTGTGCCAAGCTATCGCTCGTTGCATCATAGGTGAACAGATGCTAAGAATTAATAAGAAACATAAGGTTGTTTTGACAGTGCACGATTCGATAGTATGCTGTGTAAAAGACAACGAAGTAGAGCAGGCACAAGCATATGTGGAAGAGTGTATGCGTTGGACGCCCGAGTGGGCCGCAGGACTTCCAGTAGATTGCGAAAGCGGCACTGCCAAATCGTATGGGGATTGTGAGTGAGTATAGCACCTTGGTCATTCAGTAAGGCAAAAGCATTCGAGACTTGTCCGAAGCAGTTTTACCATGAAAAGATATTGAAGGAGTACCCTGTCGAAGAGACAGAGGCCATGCGGTATGGGACAGAGTTCCACAAAGCATGTGAGGATTATATCGGTTCTGATACACCTCTACCCCCGCAGTTCGATTTCATTAAAGCTACGCTAGACGCCCTGAACGCCAAGCGTGGTGTAAAGATATGTGAAAAGAAGTTGGGGCTAACCGCTGATCTTGAACCGTGCGACTTCTTTAGTGAGCGAGTATGGTTTCGTGGGATCGCTGACCTGATAATCGTAGATGTGTTGGCACAGGTTGCGTGGGTCATAGACTACAAGACAGGTAAGTCGTCTAGGTACGCCGACAAAGGGCAGTTGGAACTTATGGCATTGACTGTGTTCGCGCACTACCCCGAGATCAAAAAAGTACGTGCAGGGTTGTTGTTCGTTGTGGCGAATAGCCTTGTCAAAGCCGAATACGAAGTAGAGCAGAGTTCAACTCTATGGGAGAAATGGCTAGGAATTTATGGTAAGATGGAGAAGGCGTTTGAGACAGATGTGTGGAACCCACGTCCATCTGGTTTATGCAAGCGTCACTGTCCAGTAGTAGAGTGCCCACATAACGGAAAGAACTGATGCCCTATGTAAATAAGAAGCGTCCCTACAAGAAGGAGTATCAA